TAGTTAACTTGTAGATAACCATTGTCATTCATTGACACGGCATCTGGATTGATTTCCATAACCTCTTGAGCCATTACACCAATGGTAGGAGTATTAATGCCTAACTCTTTGGCCTTGTCATTCCACTTCCAAGAGTAGACGTTATGCTTGCCAAACTTACCAATGTAGGTTACATTATCTTTTAGTCTTTCATCAGACATGCCGTAAAGAGTTCCTGCTATGCCAACCATCTGACTTATATCTCCAAGAGGATCGCTTTGTTGTGGTACAGTTGACGTAGTGGTAGAGCCATAGTCACCAGAAATCATAGCCATGTAGTTACGCAGTGCGTTCTGTGGTGCATTAGCCTCATACTCGTATCGAGCCATATCAGCATCAATAGCACGTTGTGTCATGCCTTGACGTTGTGCGCCTACTCTATCCATTGCATTAAATAATCCTAATGGAGCATTCATTGTAGTAGGATACTGACCCTGACCAAACTGCTGTTGCTGTATACCCATCTGAGCCGCTGGCATACGCATACCTTGAGCCTGTTGATACGCCTGATTGTACATCTGAGCAGTAGGTTTAGTAAGACCAGACTGTACTGCATCTGAAATAGCACGTTCAGATACTAACTGGTTACGGCTTGAGCCTCCCGGTTGATACTGTACCTGATTCTGCCTAATGCCCGGTAGTATATTCTTTTGCAAGTTACCCATAACATCATTGGTAAACGCATCCGTCATTGCACCAAACGGTGTACCCGCTCCAGTGCGTACATTACCTGCTAGTAAATCAGAAGTTTGTCCTGCATTAAAGCCTGTGTAACCACCAAGACTACGCATAAGCGCACCTTCAGCACCACCTTGCATACCCGCAGTTCGTGGGCCTGTGGCATAATTAAGAGTAGACTCTTGTGCCATCTTCTGAGCAGGATCAAAACCTGCAATCGTTTCACCCGGATAATACGCAGGTGTTCCACGATTGTATATGTCTTTGGCTTTTTCAAAGCCTCCTGTCAGATACCCCTTTTGTTCAGCCCAAGGCTCAACATTAGTGGTGCTTACTTGTGTACTGCCGCCGCCTCCACACATATTTAATTCCTCAATTTGTATATTTCGCCAATATGTTTAAATCCAAGACTGTTTTCTAGAAACTTCTTTAGCCCTGATCCTTGGTGTCCATTAGTAGAACCCATAGTTATTTCACTTGCGCCCATTCGTTTACCCCAAGCAACATATTCCTTTAACAGCAGTAGAGCAAGCCTTGTCTTACGATGATCTTTACTTACAAACAAACCTAAATCATCTGTTATCTTTGCGTTAGAAAAAAAGTATTCACCTATAGTGGCTAACATACCTGCTATGACAACACCATCTTTTTCTCCTACCCAAGCGTAGCCATGACTCATACAGTATGACACGGTACTAACAAACTTTTGGGTATCGAAGGGTATATCTTTGTACAAACCTTCTAAGTGCATCTCTTTGGCTAACGCTACAACTTTGTTTATGTCCTTTGTTTCAGCAGGACGAATCATATTTTATCCTTTAGTCGTTAACACCATGATGTCCACCTGAAGGTGCGCCTCCCGGTTGAGTTCCCCCATGAGGAGCGCCCGGGCCTCCATTGCCACCTTGGTTTGAGTCATCGTTTTCCTCTTCTTCTTCTTCTTCATTACCAAATAGTTCTTCTGGAGGTGTAATGTTTAAAGCCCCAAAAGGAGGAGACTTGTATACAACATCCCCAACACCAAAAATGTTAGGTTGATACTGTGATATTCCTTTCTTTAATCCATACTTCTGTGCATATTTTGCTGACCAAGGTTGATACAAAAGTCCATCATAGATGCTAAATGGATTTCCATCTTGCATATACCTTCCAAAATTTCTAGCGGCAGGTCTAGTGTATTCAGTAGTAAGGAGAGGAAAATATTTATTAGGTTTAGGGTATGGCCCTCTATCTGGTGGGCCGGGAGGAGGGTTATTGCCACCACCGGGAGGAGGAGAACCGCCACCACTGGGAGGAGAGCCGCCACCCGGAGGGTTAGCCGCAGGATAAGTTTGCCACCATGCTTTACCAGACTCTTCTAATGGCACATTCCTTGCTTTCCAAGAGTTAAAATCATTCATGGCAGATATCCATGATTCTTTTTCTTCTTGAGTATAATTATTAGGATCAACTGCGCTAGGCAAAGACTTGCCTATACTCTGTAGATAGTGATCGTAATGTAAATTTTGAGCGTGATCTAGTATGCCTTTATGATTTTGCATCCAAGCATTTCCACCACCAAATATTCCTCCACTACACATAGTTAATTCCTTTCATTATTTAAATCTCCAGTTTCCAAAGACCATTACTTTGCCATCATTACGAACTGTTACGCCAGTATCTATGGTTTCTGTAACAGGTCTAACCATCATCAACTCGTAATAGTTTTCTGTAGCGTAGTTAAACGTAGCCATAAATGGTAGGTTAATTAAGTTAGCCGCACTAACTGTAACCAGTGCTAATGCAAATACATATAACTCATCATCGTTCTTTTTTACGAAGTCTTCCCATCTGTCCCATTCGGACTTAGTTGTTTGTCCTCTGTCCCACTGTATTGTTTCGCAGGTTGCTGATCCCCTTCCGTTTCCAGTTCCCACAACTCCCTTGTACGAGCAAGCAATGTCTCCATACCTCTTTGCCAACGCACTCGTTCCGTTGAGGTTGTACTCAGATACGACAACGGGCTTACCAAGCCGAAGTGCTTCTTCAATGCTTTTTCTGAACTGTGACTCACTCAGGTTAAAACCAGTTTGCAAATAGATAACGTCTGCTTGAGCATAGTATTCAGGTTTGACTCCGGGGGTTAGGTGTACACCAATAGGTTTGTTAACACCCTTGTCTCTAAGGTTCTGTATTAGTACGTTTACTTCTTGTGCTGAGTAATACTCATCACACTCAAGGCATACAACGTAATGACTAACAAGATCATCTACTGCATCTACTACTTGGTTTTGATAGTCTATCTGATTCTGCAGTCCTTGCTTGTAGGCTTGTGGACTGTCATCAGATATAAGCCACATTACAGGAGCCAGATTCTTATTACGCAACTTATTAAGACGATCACGCCAAGCAACTCTATTAACACTGCTTACCTCTTTAAACGAAGAGTCATAACTTCTAGCCATCACATCAGCGTGTGTGTCGCCATTAGCGTTTAACTTCTCTATAACTATGTCACGCCAGTGATTACTGCTTTCATCTGACAGCCAATCTAATGTGCTGTACTTATTTCTTTCTATTAAGAATGTAGACTTATAGTCTGCATACAAATTAGAGTTTAGTCCAACTACCCCCAATGTAAGCATAGATGCCAATACCACTGCCGGGATTCCAATTCGTACCATCCGCATATCTTATATCACCATCTCTAGGTTTACCCCTACCACTTGCTATTGTAGTATTAGCAGGGTTTATGTTAGTTTGTTCTAGTCGCATTACATCAAGGTTAAAAATAATATCTGAAAGTCGGTTTAATTCACTAAACAAATAATCAGATAAGTTTTCATTATTTACTGGAGCAGGGTTAGGAGTCCATCTATTTACTGACTTAATGTTTTTAACTGGAGCATTAGCCATATTTTCTTAAACCTCGTTGTCCACGTTGCTGTACCTCAAATGCTACACCATGCAGTTTCCAATCTATATCGCTAGTAGATTCTACTTTTACGCCAAAATACTTGCCGCTTATACGGCATGATACTTTAGATTGACTGTTAGGATTAAACGCTACTGGGCCTTCCCATGTTATACCTTGCTCTGTGCTTATTTGTCTACCAACATAAACATTAACAGTGTTGTCGCCACTAACTTCAATTTGAGGATATACAGCAGATACAAACTTAACAGACTGTGGGTCATTTAAATCAAGACCTGTACGTTCTATATACGATATCATGTTAGTACCGTCTTTGGTGTTACCAAAACTATCACGAAATATTTTAGTATTGGTTACGTCGCAGAATACTAGATTCTTTTTAACATTGTCGTAGTTACGCTCACCCCAATGACCAGTGCCAGTATCCCAATACTCTGAACTAGCGTCCCATGTAGCACCTGCTGTTATATCTATAATGCCATCATGTATATAAGAGGTATCTGGTAAATCCCTAAATGAGAAAGTGTTATCTTTCCAGTTCCATATAAGGGCTTTGTCTACTACATCACTGGCAGAACTAGGAAAGCAAGCAAGCATTTCATTGCGAACATAGTCTGCGGCAACAAAACATTTTTGATAGTTATCGCCAGACAAATCCTCAAACATTGCTCTACGCACTTTGTTAGGTAGTAGGGGTGTTACAGTTTGACCATTACATATGTAGCAATCACTGTTACCAATAAAGAAATGACCACCATCAAACTCTTTGATAGCCTCTTTAGATAATGCGCCAACAGTAGGACTAAGAAGTTTAAAAGAAAATATGTAGGGAG